TGCTACAGTAAAGGCAAGAGGGTCTACGTCTCCCAACCCTAAAGTTGTATGAGGGTAATCTTGATGCCAGTTACCGGCAATAGTTAAAAACTTAGGACTAGTAGGAAAGATATGAAACCCCGGCAGTGCTAAGTCATGTGCTAACTCTATAGGTTCTCCTAGTTCTTCCTGTAGTGTAACGATCACTGATTCATAGAGCTCAGAGAAGTGTTCTAACATTATATCATTGAGCCATATAGAATCTCTATAATAACTCTCAGTCTTTCCGTCGAGGTATGCTGACTTACCCAAGGTGAAGAACGGATACTCATCAGACCGTGGCTCCCAGTATTCACTGCAGTCATAAATACTTCTTATTATCTCTTCCGTATCTAAGTCTAACTTAATGCGCTTGTAGTCCATACTATTCAGTTTCCATTAATTTTTTTATGTATATTACTCTTGCTGTATACACATATAATAATTCTAAATTGTTATCATATATAATGGGGCTCATAATTCTGCCTTTATTAAAAAATAGAGTGCGAATTTTGCACATGTTTGCTACGGCATCTTGCATAATATTATCCCTTTCTTTTTTGTTACTATTTATATATTCCTCATTCTGCCGTGTTATATTTTTAAACTTTCCTCCCTCACTTACTGCTTCCAATTCTTGTTTTAAAACTGCCTGACTTATGCCTTCTTCTGTAGGAGTCCCATCTAAGTAATTATTGGTTCGCCGCACAATTTTATCGTATTGCTCCCAATAATCTTTATCCTCTTTTTTCTGTTTTTTCTCTAGTTCCTTTTGTTTTTTCTCTAGTTCCTTTTGTTTTCTTTGTACTTCTAATAAGTATGCAGGCGTTTTTTCATACGCCTCTTGTTTTTTTTCTTCCGCTATTCTTTTTAATTCAAATTCTCTTTCTATTCTTATTTGTTCTTCTTCAATATAACGTTGACGTAGTCGGTATGAGCCATCACCATCTACATAATTATGTTGGTCTATTCCTTCAAGCAGTTCCTCTTTTGTGGGAATATCCTCATCATACTCAATACAATAAAGCCCATTATCCGTAGCATCTAAATATGCAAGGTATTTATCTATCTTATAATCCATAAACCAGTTTAAATCTTTAGAAAAACCTGGCTCGGTTGAGCGAAACGACCCTCCCCTCCTGTTGCAATTAGCAGTCGCCATAGTTACGTAGCCCCCAAAAGACTATAATTCCCTATTGCATATGTCTTAATGATTCTTCCGTTCTCTTCATCGCCCACTTCCATAGGTGCAATCCAAGTTTTTTTACCTGATTTACTCATGGTTCTCCAATGACCTCGTCTCCAATGCAAGCAAGGTGAAGCATGCGTGCCGTGGCCTGTTGAAGACATCATTGTTTTTTTACCCTCAATCATTGCCATTTTAAATTTTATGAGTGGTTTTTTACCCTTAGCCACACGACTACGATTAATTTTTGCTTCTTCGGGAGTAGGCACAGACACATAAAAATTATTTTTACCCAGAGTCATCTTATGAATAACTGTAATACAAATTTTTACGAGGTCTTCAATGTGGGAACGCTCAATCGGAGATTGATTTTCAGGTACATCACAAGATAATCCTGTTTCGCTATCAAGTGTAATAAATGTATTATGAGTATACATTTTGGTAAAATCGCTCGCCAATAGCATAGTTACTCGCACGCCTCCCTCATATTCAAACAGATAATAAGGATAGATTACATTAATTAAGTGGTTCTGTTCAGAAGTCTTTTTAACTGCAATACCACTATCTGTTATGTTCTCCCCCGTAATAATAGTCATTTGAGGAAAGGGTAATTTAATTTGATCTACCGACTTAAAATCTTCTAACATTAAATCTAGGTCTTCTGGTTTTTGGTAGGCGTAACTATGTGGCTCAATAATTATTTTTGGGTACTCTAATAAATTTTTTAATATCTCTTCCCCCTCATTTTTCCTCTGACCCTCAATGCCCTTGTTCTTTACTAATTTATTAATATTAGAATAAGTTATGGCCATAGTTATTTTTATATAATAATCTTCTAGTGCATCCTTTACACTTTTTAATAAATTAGTTGTATTTCCCATAACAACTGGGACTGGCTCCCTTTTTACAGGAGCTTTTAAATTATTTGTGGCTGCAAATTTGGAATTTTTTACTACTTCTTTGGCTTCATTACGCGTCATAGATATTTTGTTCCCTTTACTGTTTGATATATCAAATCCTCCATCCGCTCGCATTGAAGCATGAATCTCCGAACCATCACTACTTTTAATATATAATTCTTTGCCGTTTTGTTTAGCAGTCCCCATAGTTTTCTCCATATGCTCCCTCACAAGTTATTGGTAAGCCTTCTGCCCAAGCCGGAGCTTTAGACATCTCAGCCATTAAAAAGTCTAGTGCCTCTTGTGCCTCATCTTTAGGTGCCGTACATATAATAGCGTCGTGTACCGTAAGCACCGGTTTGTATCTCTCATTAATAGCTATCATCTGCTCACCCACTACTATCCTAGCTAATGCTTGGACAACATTCTCTACCATAGCACCACCCCATATACTCACCTGTCCACGTCTAGATTTATAGACATACCCACCTCTAACGCTCTCGTCGGTCTTCCATTCGAGATCAGGGTAATAGATGTAGAGTCCGTTAGGTAAGCGTAAACCCCCCGGGGTAACTAGTATAGATTTTCTATTGTCGAGGTAATAGAACGGCTTACCTTCAGGCCATGATGCCATGAATTTTAATGCCTTATCACATTTGTCCCATAACTTAATCACCTCATGATTAACATCCCGGTATACCTTAACAATCCTTTGACACTCTTGGTCAGATAGATCAGCACCCGGAGGAGATGTCTTCAATGTATGTTGTAGTTTCTTAGCGCCCGTGCCATACCCTAATCCAAGTATACATGTCTTACCAATGAAGCGTTCGGTCGGTGTCTTTTTAGATACCTCCCTGTTAAATACTTTAGATGCAAATACCGAGTAGACATCCTCACCTTTTCTAAACTGCTCAACCACATCGTGTTGCCCGGCAAGCCAGACTAGTATACGAGCTTCGATCTGTGAAGAGTCAACGTTCATGATGACATGTCCGTCTGGTGGTAGGATAGCGTTCTTTAATGCTTTCTTTTTCTTATCTCGGGATGGTAGGTTCTGGAAGTTCACCTTGTCTATACCCGCCCATCGGCCAGTATGTGCGCCATAATACTTAAGGGGGATAGGTAGTTGGTTATTGTTACGTGTAGCTATGGAGATGAACCGCTCGATCCTTGCCTCCTCCATCGTCGACTTCGTACCTAAACGTACAGCACATAGGTCTTGAATAAATGTGTCCTCATGTTCACATAGGGCTATGAACCCTACATCATTCTTAGCTAGGGCGAAGGTTTCTTTCCCTGTAGTGGGGGATATTTTCATAGGGCATCGTACACCCATTTGGCATAGTAGCTCAGCAAACTGTTTGTTACTAGCTAACTTCTTACGTACTGCCTCAGCATCCTCACATTCTAATTTCTTCATTAGCCCTTCTAGCAGTAGGGTCTTTCCCTGTTTTACTTCTTGTAGTCGTATCTTTAGTATCTCGGTGTCGAGTTGTAAGGTAGGCGAGATGAACATCTTTAATGTTATATCTATCAGTTTTAATTCGTCTACCGGGAACCCCATAGATATAACCTTGAATAAGTCATAGGTTAACTTCACATCGTTCTTACAGTACACACCATACTGACGTAGCTGATGCTCAGGAAAATCTTCTAATCGCATACCTTTAGCATCGACTACCTCGGTTCCCTTCTCTCCTAGTTTGTAACGTTCAGCCAGAGCTTTAAGTGAACCTCCCGCATTGATACCGTGTAGCGCACGTGCTATGGACAGGGTATCAAAGTACCCGGCCGGCTCGAACCCGTAGTACCATTTTAGTATGGCACCATCGAACTGGGTGTTGTGACAAAGTAACATGGAGTTTGCCCAGTCTACTTCTGCAAGGGCTTTTGCACAGTCATCACCGATATACCATTCGGTCTTATCATCGTTAATTTTTATAGCTACACCGATGACCTGAAACTGATCGTCTTGTATGTATTCTTCTGTAGTCATGCGGGATAAACTAAATCCCGTGTCATAAAATGTTTCGAAATCAATCGTTACTATTTGCACTATGATCCTTTTTGTTTTTACAATAACCCTTTATATTAAAGGTACCCATGTCCGACTCAACGGAACACCACCATTTCTTTTTGTAATAAAGTTTAGCGTGTTGTTTACACTTATGGCACACGGCCTTACCTACTTTAATTGTCATATCTTATTCGCATATAGTTGGTGATCTTGTCGGCATTCTAATGAACACCACCGCCTACCATCTTTCTCTTTAATCTTTCCCTCGCACCAAATACATATCCTCTTATCATTCTCAGGTACCTTAGTATTTATAGTCCTCATGGTTAAATCAAGAGTCTTTTGCACGTGGTCATTCGCAATGTCTGCTTCATCTGCCATTTATATTTTTCCTAGTGTGTCCATCCACTTGTACTTGTTACGCACTTGTTTCTTAGTCATTGGTTTAGGTAGTGTTAGTTTACCCTCTTTTTCAAATCGTTCTAGTACACTCATTCCTACACCTGAATACTTAGCTACTCTTGCCCTACTCGCATCAGGTTTTTTCTGCATAAACTCAATAGCTCTCGCTAGAAATTCATCTCTCTCTTCTTGTGAATAGTGACTCGCTTTACTCATAATACTCCTTTTATTAATCTTCGCATGATCCGCCTACGCAGTACTTGCCGTTAAGTATTTCATCAGCAATATCATCACTTACTACTTTACGTTCAACTTCATCAATCTTTTGTTCTAGCGCCTGTATCTCATCGCTTTTAAGTAGAATACTAATCTCATCCACAATAGCTTGTGCGTCATCCACATGAGTGTCGCCTATACTGTGATGGTTGAGCAATCTTATGTGATCGAGTAGTAAACTTTTTGTACGTCTAAATAAATCAGCACTCATACTATTTCTCCTGTTCTATTTTCCGCTTGGCATACCATATCATTTTACTCAGGTCTTGCTCTAGGTTTCCCTTACCTTTACAACGTAAAAGATATTTACCACATTGCCATAGTAGCGGGTCGTCTTTAAAAAACTCTTCAAGTATATCTATCACCTCATACTTGGTACTCGTATAATGAGGCGGTTGATTCACCATATCTACATCTTCTGCATTCATCTTTTAGGCACTCCTGTTTTAGTTACCATATACCCACTATGCTCTAACACAGGTATTATGCTTTGTTTTAATACACTTACCATTCTCGCTTCCATGCGTATTCTTGAAGCCTCTTTCGGTATTGGGTATAAAACCGTGTACCCCTCCTCCCTTAACATATCTATTACTTGTTCTTTAGTTTGCATGCGTGTAAGTTCTTTCTTTGCTTTATTATTTTCTGCATTCATGTTTTATCCTTCATGTTAAATATTTGTTTGCCAGTAACGTAATACTCTAGCATGTCTATATTTGTTTCGTCAATAACTAATGCCACACCCCCACCTATACTGATCTCGCGTAGGTGTTTCTGTTGTAGTGCCGTGGGCTTGTTACCATTGGCCTTACACTCGATACCTATAAACCTTCCTTTGTAACAGGCTACAATATCGGGTACACCACTCGCACCATACCCACCCGTTGAGGCATAGAAGTAGTACGCACCAAGTTCTTTTAGCTTGGCGCATACCTTAGTCTTTACTTTCTTTTCAGGCGTCATCCGATATCTCCACTTGAATTTCATTAAGTTCTTCTCGTTCTTTTAGCCAAGCCTTGAAGTCTTTAAACGCAATTTCAGGTGTTACATGACCATGCCAAATAAGTTCTAGTATACCTGACATGCCTCCGATTACTCCGAGTAACTCATGTCGACCTGCGTTCCAGATGTCTTGATCTGCACCGAAGTAATCGTAGATGTCTTGCTCGACATAGTCGATAGACTTTGATACCAGTTCTTCCCCGTTTTTGATACTCATACTATTCCTCCTAATATATACCACACAGCCGAGGTAAGGATTACCCCCACTACAAAACCAAGTA